TTTTTATTTACTGTTATTGGATAAAAATGACTAATAATATTTCTATTTTCATCATATTCAATTTTAACACCAGCATTATATAAAACTTTTTTGGATATACCTCTAAAAGATTCTATAGGAAGTTGTTCAATTTCATCCAAAGTTAATTGTGATTGTACTACATTAAATTCAATATTTGTATCTTGTGTTCCAGCTGGAGTATTTTCTCTACAACTAAAACAATATGCAGATCCATCAGAATAAACAGCATTTGCATCTGATGAACCACAACTTTCACAATTTGTGTGTTTTATAAATGATGTGTTTTTACCCATATTATATTACCTTTAATTTATTATTAATAATTATATCTTATATTAATCCATTTACTGAATCTTATTAAGTCTTTTTTATTAGCATTGCTCATCATTTTATTAGCTAACATACAAACCCATTCTACATTACCCTTAACATAACCAAGTTTAGGGTTTATTCTATCTAATGTAGGGCTGTATTTATTACCGCCCATAATACCTTGAGACGGTTTCATTTCATAACCTAAAATAGGACATTTACGATCTTTAGGGAATATAGATTTTAAATAATTTAAATCTATATTAAAATCTAAATTATACTTAATTACCCTGTGCTTACAGTGATTTAAAGATCTACTACATATACCTGATATAGATCTATAATATTTTAATTTATGTTTATTTCTGCACATCTTTAATATACCTTTTCCAGTAATCTATATCCCAATTAGAATTATTTTTAAAATCTTTAATTAAAAATAACATTTTACCCATACAATTTAATCTGTCTTCATAATCATATGGGTGATATTTTTTATAAGTTTTAATAATAGATTCAAATTGTTTTTTAAGATCTTTACCTTTTAATATTTTACTAGCTTTAATATTACCTATGCCTTGTATACCAGGTATATTGTCTACACTATCACCTGTTAATAGTTGTTTATGTAAAAATTCACATGATTCAGATTTAGATATAGGTTTTATATATTTATGCATTAAACTGTAAAACATACCCCCTATCATTTGCCAATCTTTATCAACAGTTATTAATATGTAAGGTTGTCCGGTATTTAAATATCTAGTAGCTTCTACTGATGCAGTATCATCGGCTTCAAATAAATCCACACTAGTAGGTTTATATTTTTTTATCACATAATTTTTACATTTTATAAAATTTTCAGGTTTATCTTTACGTTTACCTTTGTATTTAATAAAAGTTTGATCTATTTTTTTCCTAAAATTACCGTGACCAGATACATGTAATGAATATTCATCACACTGTATTTCGTCTTTTACTTCTTCATAAATATCGTCAAAAGTTTTATTCACATCTAAATTATCTTTTATAGATTTATGACATGCTCTATAAATTAACACATCTCCATCGACAATACCTATCATTTTAATGGGTTTCATACCAAGTTTTCCCTTCTTTAGCATCTCCTGCCATTTGAATATTTAAATTTAATTCTTTAGTAATAAAATCTCCAAATGAATAAGATAATATTTCTTTAACTCTTTTTATATTTTCTGGTTTAGTTTGAAGCTGAACTTCGTCATGTATCAACCCTAACATATCAACTTCAATATTCTCATCCTTAAACATTTTAAAAGCATTAACTACAGCGTTTTTTACTGTTATAGCTTCAAAAGATTGTAATAAATAATTAAGTAATTTAAAACTAGACTCAGCATATATTTTCCTACCATCTAGTGCCGGTATAAAACCTAAACTATTTTTATTTTGAGTAGTGTAAAAAAATGTATTCAATCTTTTTAATAACTCTTTTAATCCTGGTAGTGCAGAATATAATTTTTCTTTTACTTCTTTACCTTTTTGTAAATCTTCAACACCTGTAACCATTTTACCTAATTTGGCAAAACCAGCGCCAAAAACAGTAGCGTAAAGCAAACCTTTTGCTAATGGTCTTGATACACCTATAGTGTCAGCATTGTGTTGATGTATATCACCATTTAATACATGATTATTTACATCTTTATTATTTAAATAATGACATAATGCTCTTATTTGATTACCTGAGCTATCACACCCAACCATAACCTTGTCGTCATCAGCCATAAAAAGTTCACGCATTTCTTTTCCAAAAAATGCATTTACACTAGGAACATTAACTATTTTAGAATGTCTTTGTCTAAATGTTGGTGTACCAATATTAAAAGCTTCAACATAAACCCTATCATTGTTTAATTCAGCTAATTCAATCCAACCTTTAAGTACAGAATGTCTAGATCTTAATTGATAATATTTTAAAACTTTTTGTCCTATATCACCTTCAATTGTATGAAGAGTGTCTTCTGTTATTTTTGGCTCTCCTTTAGGTGTAAATTGACTTGGTTTCCATCCGTTTTCAAGCAGCATTGCCCTGACTTGTTCCATGTTACCAAGATCAGCTTCAATCATTTCATATCTTTGAAAAGTTTTATTAGGTTCCCATAAATGTGTATCAGTAGGTTTAATTTCTTTACCTAAATACTTAGATAACATTTTGCAAGTAACAATAGAGAAATTACCATTTTGTAAATAACGTGCCATTTTAGGATCTTTGTCTATCATAACCTTACGAGGTTTTAATGTAGGATTAATCTCATCCTCAATAATTTTCATCTCATTAGTTAAATATTCATAATGTTTCTTGGCTAAGGGCGTATTAAATTTCCATTTATTCATAACCTGATTAGCACAAATTTCAGCAATAGAATGTTCTGTTTGTAATGCTTTTTTATAATTAGGTCTTTTTGTTACTAATTCATTAGCCTCTTTAACAACATAATTATAAACTTTGTGATTTAAATTAACATCTTGAATAGCATAAGTTTTCATATCTTTAGAGTATTTAGTAAAATCAGGACTGTCTCCCTTTTGATCACCAATTATTTTACCAAAATTACCTAAAGAATGTTTACCTTCTCTTCTAAAATTATTTAATTGAGATAATAACATTGTATCTATAAATTTAATATTTTTAGGTTTCCAATTTAATATTTTATTTAATACAACATTATCATAAGCTATAATATTATGACCTATAATTACTTTTGCTTTATTTAAATATAATATCAATTCATTTAAGGGTTTACTATCTGGATCATAATCACTAAATGTCACTATTTCATTTGTTTCTATATTTTTAGTAACAGCTATCCAAATATTATTAACTGTGTCTATTAAACCGTCTGTTTCGATATCATATATTATTTTCATATTTTAATTTATCCTTAAAGTAATTATAAACTTTTGCATAAAGAATCTCTTGTGAACTATTGTTTTCAAAAACCTTGGGTAACTCAATATTATCTAAACCATGTTCAGATATATGTTCATCACCATTATAACCGGGCCTATGAACTCCTATACAAAAACCATATTTATTAATCATTTCTAATTCATTTTTAAACCTAACATCTGGTATAACAATGTTTCTTTTTGTTTTTTTAATTTGTATTTCCATAACCTTTACCCAAATATCTTTGTGTAATTCATTTCTAAAAGCCATACCAATTTTTTGCATCATATCTCTTGGTGATAAATAAAACCAATCAGGCATAGGCTCTTCTCTAAATATTCTTTCACCATTATCACCAGATAATATTGCTTTATCAATCCCAAATGTATAATGTATAAGATCTTTAATAGGTTGTGCAAAAGACATTTTTTCAAATCCAAAACTTGTTTGTAATACATTTGCTATTGTATCTTTTCCTGCACCTTTATAACCTGCAACACCTATAATCATATTTATTCTCCTTTATTATAATAAAAATAAGTTTTTTTATCTGTTTCCATACAAGTATGAGCAAATACTGGTTTATTTTTATAAGTATAATAACCCCATATTTGATTGTTACCTGGTTTATATTTAGGATTATTTTTCCAAATAACAGTTTTAATATAAGCATCATCACAAAATTCACCTATATTTACTTTAACAGGTACTTCAACTTTTTGACCAGTTGTTAACCATAATATCAATATAATTGTTTTCATAATTTATTTTGTTAATGAATTACTTCAACTTTATCAATAGTATACATATAATTACATGCAAAATAAGGTCTTAGCTCTTCTGATATATTATTTTCATCCATTATAATTTCTTTTTCTTCTTTAGTTAAAATAGTTAAATCAAATATATGACCAACTTTAATAACTAAATCTACTTTATCAGTTTCAGAGTTAACTAATAAAACTCTTTTATTTTCTACAGGAATATAATAACCTTTGAGTGCATTTTTCTTAGTGCCATCTTTTATTTGTTTAATGTATTTTGGATCTACATTAAAACTATAAATTTTATTTTTCATTAATACCCTTTAGTTAAGGCGGGGCCGTTAAGACCCCACCAAAAAACAATTATATTACGTCTGTATCAGAATCAATTGCTTTAAACTCTAAAGATTCCCCGCCTTGATATTCTTTAAGATCAGTAACCTGGACAGCAAGTAATTGTACTGAAATACCCTTTTTACCCATATACTCATATGGCTTTAGGCGTACTTGTACGTTGCCTCGGCTGCCATTACCTATTACATTTGTGTTAGTTATTGGTTGTAAAGATTTATCAACAACAGCTGGTGGTTTTGTAGAATTTTTACCATCTGCATCTTTATAAATTTTCTTTTTAAGAGTTGCAGAATAAACTGTTGATCCGTTTTCTTCTACAGGTTTTACATTAATACCAGCTGACTTCCATGCTTCAGCATCTGTTTTACTATTTGTTTTAACAGTACATGAATACTGAGGTGATTTTTTATCAAAACCAAGATCTGGATTTGCGGGATCAAATTTAACCCAACTTATATCTACATTATTAAGTAACATATTATTTTCTCCTTTTATTATTTTTTTCTTCTACCTTGACGATTATATTTTTTAAACATTCTTTTCTCATCTTTATTCTTAGATTTTTTATGAACTCCAGGTCTTTTCTTTGGTTTTGGCCTTGGCTCAAATGTTTTAAATTTTTGTTTTGCCATACATCTTAACCTTTTTCACTTTTATAATCTCTATCCTTATATTTACATTCATATTCACATGGGCCGCAATTAATACATAAACAGTTACAAGCAAACTGATCAGGTGCAGTTGTGTTTTTACAATCTTCACATCTCATATCGGATCTAGACATAATTTCCTCACTAGTTTTTTTATAAAATTTTGGATGTCGCCATACAAACGTCATAAAATACCTTACCTCCAAATTATTAAACCAAGGCCCATATTGGAGGATTAATACAGGCCTTGATAAAAACATTGATTGTGTTTCTGTAAGGGAACCTTATTAGAATTAACTAACTTTTGGAGATATTATATGGAAATAATATTAGAAATTAATATATTAGAATTACTTATTTTATTGGGTATTTTAAAAAGGTGCCCTTACAGAAAAAACAAAAAAAGAAAAAACAATGTCCCTAAGGCTATAGGCTTTAGGCCTTAATATATCCATAAATAATATATCTATAGATCAATATATCAATATATCTATAATTATTAAAAGAAAGCCTTCTA